GTGTCTGCAGCCAATGTACCAGCTGGATTTGCTTTGTCCTGTGCGGTTGCAAAAATAATTAGGGGAACTGTTCCTACTGCACCTGGAACATATTGACTTTCATCGCTTACTGTTAGTTGTAAGCCTGGAGATACTAGTGCCATGTTTTTATCCTTTAATAAAACAATTTCTAGTATTTATAACAGCGTTTATATTTTTAGTGGTTACAGGTACCTTTCGAAAGGTTTTATTATAAATAATAGTATGAATAGACCTCTTTGTGCTGCATGCCACGGTAATCTTGCCGCTATAAACTATCATAGCGGCGATAAAACTCGTTACAGAAAAATATGTGCTAGTTGTGCTCGCAAAGGAAAGAAAGGAAAAACAATACCGGCCTGGGTCAAAGCCGGATATAAAAAGAAAACAGTATGTGAACGCTGTAACTTTAAAGGGAAGTTAGTTAGTCAATTATTTGTATTTCATATTGACGGTAATTTAAAGAACAATGATTGGCAGAATTTAAGATCTGTTTGTGCAAATTGTAGGATAGAGTTAAACACCGGAAAAACTACTTGGCGTGAAAGTCCGCTGGTAGCAGATTACTAATCTGTCTATATAGTTGCTCAACTGTTCCGTTATTATCAACTGTATAATTAAAAGTTTGTCCAATCCAAGCCCATTCGCTTTGATGCACTTGTGGATGCTTTTGGGGCATGAGTTGGTGTGCATCTTCTAGTAACCATTGGCGGTCTTCTGGGGTAGTATTTTCTGCGTAAGCACAATCATACCATTCAGGCAATGATCCACGTTGTACCCAAACACATACACCGCCTGCTCTACGTATTGCTGCTATTTCGTTAGGGAACCTAACATCGCTGATGACAATATCGTCTACTGTTTTACGTAGTCTATTTTCCATGCTGGCAATCCAAATATCATCATGGAATCCTTGCCTACACACTTCTGTGCCCCAAAGTTGTAGCATATATCTTGGAGTTAAGCGCGGCATATCCAGGCGTTTTGCCCACCATGGATCTATTTGTTCACGCCATTCACGGGCTTCAGGCGTAAGTCCTTCCAGTAACTCACGATCCCACCCAAATATCTGAGCCACTGCATCTTTAAGTGCACCAGCAAAGCTGTCACGCCTAAATCCGTGTTGTGCCACAAGATAGTTTGCAGCGGTATCTTTGCCGCTTCCGATAAAGCCAGTGATTCCTATGATCATAAAAAATGCCCCTTATAGGAGCATTTTATTATACTTGTGTTATAAAGTCAAACACCGTATTTGTTCTTTTTCTTTTTGGCAACAGGACTGGTCTTGTGGGTGCTTTTCAATTCCCGACTACGCATGTCGCCTTTATTAACATCGGTATACTCGGCACCAACTGCTTGGTACGCTTTTTTTAACATATCTTGGTCAACTTGGCTATATGGTGCTGTTATTTTCCATTTACCTACCCAGGATTCTTTATCTGTATCCGGAACTGTTTTACCATCTGTAGCGGCCACTGCTAGTCCCAACCGGTATAGTGTGTAATCACTGTTCCAGTGATCACCATCAGTGAACTTATTCAGACCGCGTGTTGGTTGCTGGTGGCGTTTTGATATTTTGCCTTTCCTATTTTCTTCTGTGATAATATCTTTAATCTTCATTATCCAATTACCCAAGTTAAAGGCATACTTCCATCTACATAGTTTTTTAACTGTTGTTCAAGATCTAGCATCTGAGTTACTGCTTCGGCTTTAAGGCTTGCTCCGTTGAGCTGTGTGCCGCCTTGTGGTCCAGCGATACTTGCAAATTTTTCTCTAGCTTCGCCTAGTATACTTTTAGCAAATGTATAGGCATAATCTTGTATCCACGGATATGCCTGGAAGTCATTGAATATCATACTGTCAGGTTTATAGTTGTAGATATGCAGCATACAATCTTCCATCTGACTTTCATCAATATTTGCCCCTGCATAGGGAATTTTACGGATCAAGGTTAGTTTTTTAGTTGTTTTATTAAAATGATAGTTTAGATGTCCGCCAAACATTTTCATGCTCATTTTTTGATAATCAACAAATAATTCATAACTTAATAGTCCACCAACACGCCCTGCTACCAACATATAGGTGTTTAGATATCCTGAACTAAATGGTTCAAATTGACTGGCTGTTGTGCCAGTAACACTTCCAATACCACGGCGATATGCTCCACGCACATCCATTACGGTATTAGGCAGTATGTATTCTTGTGTTTCGGGTTTGAGTTTTAAGAATGCATAAGATTCTTCTTGACTGTTGCTTGCACGTTGACGATAACGAGTTAACGCTTGTTTAATTGCAAGTTCGTAGTGTTCTTGATCTAGCTCAACATCCACAATACCGTCGGCTAAACGTAGACGTATATAGTCTATAATTTCTTTACGCTTGACATTATCTGTTGCAAGTTCGGGTGCTGCTGTACTTCCTAAATCTTCGTTGGGATCGTATGCAACATGCCCTGAACCTGTACCTGCGGCAGGGTTGTATAAACTGTCTGTTATCATTACGCCATTGGCGTAAAAGTTGGTTAAATCTTGTGTGGCCATTTAGGTGTCCTAGTATTGTATTTACCAGGACACCTGTTACTTAGTTGATTCGTAGCAGTACAATATCTGCGTTAATACGCCCGTTAGCTTGTGTTTCTGTAGCTTTAATTTCTTCTAAAAACTTACGTAACTGAACTTTGGTAGCTCGAGCAAACTCTTTGAGCTTTTCTTCAGGTTTGCGCAGTGTTTTGCCGACGCTTTTTACTTCGTCGTAGCCAGTAATGCTTGTGCCCTTGACACCTAGCGGGCCAGTTAAACTGTCTGCTATGTACTTGTACAGTTTACGTGTTTTGGTATTGTAGGCCCAAAGTTCCTGTGCGCCTACAATGTCCACTGGGTTAATACTTACTAGCTTCAACGTCTTTTCTTCCTTCATGTATTTGAGCTTGCCGACAACTTTTTCTTTGTTAGGAGCACGTTTGACTCTGGCTTTCTTTTGTGTCTTTTTAACACTACGATACTGATCAAGTGCATCTAGCACAGAATCAAAAAATGCATAATGACGTTTAAAATCTGCTGCTTTGTAATGCCGGTATGCTTCGGCAAGATCTTCATCTTCTTTGGCTTGTGCTGCAGTTAATTCAGTTTTGCGATTGCTAAACAATTCAACAAACTTATTGATTTGGCTTTGCGGTACTGTGTTGGCAGTCAAGTAGTTAAATGCATCTGGCTTAACGTCGTTGCCTGCAATTACGTCATCATACAAGCCTTCAAAGTGTGCTAGATGTTCTGCTGTTTTTTCGTTCAAGCGATCCTGAATAGTTGGTGCACGAACAACCGGCACTGGGGTTGTTTTGTCTGTTGCTACTTCTGGCTCTAAGTCGTCAGAGTTGACAGCTTCGTGCAATCTGTCTCGTAAGTATGTTAATTCTTTTTCACGCATGGGCATGCCTTGACGTGCTGCCATAACTAAACCGCATGCTGTCATTGGTATTGCACGATCTGGGCTACGAATAAATCGACTAACATCTGCTTTACTATACTGATTGTCTTGCATCCACTTGACCACATGTCGCTTACAATCCTTTTGAGTATAATAATAATTGTAATAAAAGAAACTTTTGCGTAGGAAGTGATCAAATTCATCCTGGCTCATTGCAGCGGCACGTTCGGTATCCCACACAGGCTCACGTCCTGTGTACTTCTCATCGCTAAATGCAGGGTCACGTGTTTTAGCAGGCGCTTTGCGCGGTGCTTTAACGCTTTGTGCTAGTGCCATTTTTTGCTCCTTTAGTTAACAGAATACAATATTATACTACTCTTCGGGTTTTGTGTCAATTAGGGTTGCAAACATAAGCCATTGTTGCAAATGATGCAACTGTTCCCTAACTGTTGCTAATTTAGCAAGATATATTGTGCTGTTCATTGTGCGTCTGTAATCAATTTCTGATTTACTTAGCTCAGTTACTGCATGTTGCAAATTATCTAACATTTTGGCTAACTGTTTTTTTGAGCCAAAATCGTGCAGGGCACGTAAACTGCGACGCAATTCCGCATCCACACGACCCCAGTCATTTAAACTATTAAACTCAAAAATATCGTTCATGCCATAATTATACAAGTTTGGGTATTTACTGTCAATTGGGGATAAATGTGAACATTGCGGGAAAGAAGGATCTGGTTTAGGAAATTATAAACGTTGGCATGGCATTAACTGCAAGTCCTTAAAAACACCATAAATAGTTAATAATTTAAGGATACTAATGTGCCAAGATTAAGTTTATGGCGTGACGGTAAACACACAAACGATTACAAGTTTTTTGACCGTCGTATAAGTGAGCAATTTACCGTTGGCGGTACTGGAATTTTAATTCACAAGTACCTAGGTCCAACCGAG